CATCGCCAAGCCGAACTGCTTCATCATCGTAGAGGCTGAAATCGGCGGCAAAGCGGAGGAAGTCGCAAGGGGCAAGATTACCGAATGGGCGCCTTCAACAAGCGCCTCGTCGGACGAAATAGACCTCACAGGCTACGATGAACTGTTCGACCTGCAGGCATCACAGGACAACAGATACATCAGCGCCGGCGTTTCAACCAAGACGGCACTCACCGGAATATTCAACGACTGGGGAATCCCGGTAGCAAAATACGACGGACCGACCGTCTCACACGCAAAGACGACCTTTAAGAACGAGTTTCTGTCGGACATTATCCTCGAACTCCTGGACACAGCCTACAAGCACGGCGCGAGGAAATGCGTCGTCCGAGCCAACAAAGGCAAGGTCTCCGTAATTCCCAGAGCCAGCAACGAAACGGTGTACTGCTTCGAGGAAAGCAAGAACCTGGAACTCAACAAATACAAGCTGTCCACATCGGACATGGTGACCGTCGTAAAAGTCGTAGCCAGCGAAGACAAAGAAGGACGACAGGCGGTCGAAGCCATCGTGAACGGAAAGACAGAGTACGGCAAACGCCAGAAAATCTACGTGCGCGATGACGACGACACGCTGGCGACGGCAACTGCTGCAGCAAAGGAAATACTCTCCGAGGAAGGAGAACCAGCCGTAACAATGAACCTCAAAGCGCCCGATATCCCCACATTGAGGAAGGGCGACAAAATCAAACTGACCACACGAACCTACACAGGCGACGCGGTCGTTGTTTCGATTTCACACGACGCCGGAAGCAGAACAATGACGATGGGCGTGGAGAAATACAAAGAGGAAGCGGCTGCAGAAGTCGGCAGCACAACAACAGCCGCCAAAGACTACAAGGTGGGCGACGTCGTAACATTCAACGGCGGCAATCACTACTACACCTCACAGGACGCAAGTCCAAGAGGCGGAACCAGAAAAGGCGGCAAAGCAAAAATCACGGTTATAGCAAAGGGAGCCAAGCACCCATACCACCTCATCGGCGGAGCTTACAACAACGTCGGAGGCAGCAGTAATGTGTACGGATGGGTAGATGCCGGCACCTTCAGCTAAAGAAGGAGGCACAGAATGGCAGACGAAGGAATGAACCACCTCGCAAGGGTACTACACGGAAGAATGAGAGCCAACAGCGACGCTGACAGCTCGCTGGTTCTCGATTTCGGCGTAATTAAAAGCGATTACAGCCTCCTAACCAACACATACCCGATACCGATACCAAAAACGGACTACCTCGTTCTGCGACAACTGACGCTGGGAAACACCGGCGCACTTTTGACGCAGAGCCAGGGCGCCGGGTATCCGGGAGACGGTACACACAGCCACGGGAGCAGCGGAACACACGGAGGACACGTCGGAGGCGACGGCTCGCACACTCACAGCAACGAAGCACCACACGTCCACAACATCCTCATCCCGGAGAAAATGCGGTGGCTCAAGCCGGGCGACCGCGTTCTGGTAGCGTGGGTCCAGCATGACGCAGTCGTCCTGGACATCATACTGCCGGCAACAGACATCGGATAGGAGGCACGAAAATGGCAGACGAAAAGAACCTATTCCCCGTCTTCGAAGTGCCAGAGATAGAAACACCGACCCAGGCGGAAAACCGCAAGTACAAGCCGAGTGTTTACTTTGACTTTGAAGCCGGAGATTTTCGGCTCGATGGTGCCTATCGGATGACAGCATCCACCGGCAAGGAAGCCTTCATGCAATGGTGCCGCAAGGTCGTAATGACCGAGCGCGACGCATTCCTCGCATACTCGACCGACATCGGAATCGAAGGCGAGGCTGCACTTGCGGAAAGCAACCGAGACGCGGTGGAATCGGCACTCGAAAAAACCATCACAGAGGCGCTCATGGTAAACGTCCACACAGAATACGTCCGAGGATTTGAATTCACGTGGGAAGCAGACGAACTGAAGCTCACATTCGTAATCAAGGGCAAAGACTGGGGCGAAGCCACAATGAACGTCCACTACCAAGCAGCATAAGGAGGCAAATCAATGGCAGAAAGATTTGAATTTATTCCACCCCCATGGCTGGAAGAACAAGACGCAGAGACAATACACGCCAGGATGATGCAGAACCTCCCGGAAGACATCGACGACACGGAAGGCGGATTTCCGTGGGACTTCACCAAACCAACCGCACTCGAAAAGGCTGAACTTCTCGAATTTCACATGATGGAAACGACGAAGGTCATGCATTATATGTTCGCCTATGGCATTTACCTCGACTGGCACGCACACGCGAATCGCCTGCAGAGGAAACCTGCCAGCAGAGCCTCCGGCACCGTAACCGTTACCGGCTCCCCCGGAACGGTTATCCCCGCAGGCTTCCTGTTTGCAGTACCGGCGCAAGGTGATGCAGCAGCGATAACCTTCTCCACCCTTGAAGAAGCGACCATCAACCTGGACGGTAAGGCAGACATCACCGTTCAAGCAACCGAAGCCGGCACAACCGGAAACGTGGCAGCGGACACCGTCGTTATAATGGCGTCCCCGACCATTATCGGAATCAACCACATCACCAACCAGAGCGAAATCACCGGAGGAAGCGCCGAAGAAAGTGACGAATCACTCCGACAGAGAATCGCCGAAAAATTGGAAAGCGAGGAAGCCTCCTTTGTAGGATGCGACGCAGACTACAAACGCTGGGCAAAAGAGGTTGAAGGCGTGGGCGACGAAGTAATCGTCATAGCGGAATGGGCAGGACCTGGAACGGTTAAAATTATCGTTTTTGACCGAAACGGACTGCCGGCAAACCCTCAAATCGTGAGCGACGTGTACAACCACATCGTATCACCGAACGACAGAGACAAGAGGCTGGCAACCATAGGCGCCACGGTTACCGTCGTAGCACCGACGGAGATACCTATTGACGTAGCCTGCAATATTGTCTTTGAAAGCGGAACGAACCACACCGAAGTCGTCGACAGAATCAAAGAAAGGCTGAATGCATACTTCGACCAAACGAGAGAAGCCGGAGCCATTAAGAGAAACAAAATCGGCTCCGTAATCATCGGCACGGAAGGCGTAACGGATTACGACACGCTTCTCGTGAATGGCGGAACCAGCGGCAGCATTCCTGTCGCAAAAGACGAATACCCCGTACTCGGAACGCTTCAAACAGAAGGGGTGACATCAGCAGAGCCGGCGAAGGACGGTGAGGCAGATGGATAAAAACTTCGACATTGAACACTTTCCGAAAGACGAAGCAGCCCAAAGAATGATAAGCCGCGTATCGCCGATTTACGAGAAATCGTACGTCGGCAAGTGGCTCTTTGAAGTTATGGGCATTGAGATGAACCAGGCGCGACAACTCGTGGAAAGCCTGCGCGAGCAATGCTTCCTCGAATACTGCACATGGGGAATGCGCTACTGGGAGCAACGATACGGAATCGAACCGGACGAAAGCAAGGACCTCGAAGCCAGGCGTGCAGCCGTTATGGCAAAACGCGGACAGCGAGGCTCCATGACACCTGCAGCACTTGAGGAAATCCTCGAAGCGCTGACCGGAAGAAACGTAACGGTCGACGAAGACGGCGGAAATTACTCCTTCAAAATTTCCATTGACGAAGGAACCAACGTCGTAGATTACCTCGCAGTAATCAAAAAGACCGACACCGTGAAGCCTTCGCACCTCGGATACACCATCGAGCTTCCACGAAAAGGAACGCTGACACTCCATATCGGAGTCGCCAGCTACCAGGAGAAAAGCGTAACAATCTCGGAATTCGACCAATCGGGAATCAGCGACATAACGCTTCTCGTTGACGAAGACGACGAGTACCTATGCGACGAAGATGGGAACATCTTCATCGACGAAGAATAAGGAGGCGAGACTATGGGACTCATCCCACAATTAACCGACGCCGGCAAGGCTATGATGATACGCGCCATGACAGGCGGTACCCTCAACTTTACGGCTATTAAAATCGGTGACGCAAACGCCCCGTCCGCGCTGAAATCTGGCGACTTTTGGTATGACACCGAGAACCAGACCCTCAACCAGTACATGGACACGTGGATAGAGAGCGCAACAGGCATCACCGTAGGAGAAAGCGAACCGACCGCACCGGAGATAGGAGACCTCTGGTACAACCCATCCGTCGGCGCGCTTTACAAATGCACAAATGGATGGGTACAGGAGGAAGACGCAAAAATCACCTGTGAGACCAGCGAACCGGAAGCACCGGACGTGGGCGATTATTGGTACGACACCGCAAACAACATCTTCTACGTCCGCAGCAGACTATGGAGCAACGCCACAGGCGTAAAAATCACGGTTAAAGCCACAGAACCGGCTAACCCGACCGTAGACGCCTACTGGTACGATACGACCACAGAAACGCTGAAAATTTGCTCTGGAGCGTGGCAAGACACCGACATCACCGTGGCAGCAGAAGCGCCTGCAGAAGCAACCGCCGGCGATTATTGGTACGACAGCACAAATAACGTGTTGAAAGTTTACGGTGGCACCGAGGAAGAACCTGCATGGGTCGGAGCCGGAAAGAACTGTCCGCAGGAGCAACCGGCAAACCCAGGCTTCAGCGATGTATGGTTTGACAACGAAAGAAGCGTCGTCCAAGAATACACGGCAGTATGGACCGAAGACACCACACACAACTTCACGTACAGCCAGACGGTACCTGCGGACCCGCAGGAAGGCGACTGGTGGTTTGACACCACTCTCCACGTTTACGTTCAGCAATGGGTACGCGACACCACTCGAACATTCACCTACGGCGCGGTAGCACCGCCAAACGCCAAGGAGAACGACTGGTGGTACAGCACGACAAACGACAAGCTCTACACCTTCGGCAGAGTTATGGCACACGACGACAGCGACACGTTCTCATACAGCGGAACAAGACCGGCAATCGCATACAGCGGCGACTATTGGTACGACACAGGACGCCACGTGTTGATGGAATTTGCATCGGGCTGGTTTATCGTCGAGAACATCGACTTCACCTACGGTGCAAGCCCATCGGGAACACCGGACGCAGGCGACTGGTGGTTTGACACCGCAGCGCAGCAGTTATACGAATACAACGGCGCACAATGGATAGCAAACAACACAACCATCACCTGCTCCATTTCGCAGCCTAACACGGCGGAGGCTTTGAAAGACCTTCTCGACCCGATAATGACAGCACCGATAACGGAAATCCTCAAGGGCAACGATTATGTGAGCCTTACCGCGATGCTTTCAAATATGGACCTTGCAGAAGGCTTCAAGTGGTCGGAAACCGGCGTATTCGCTCAAATTGACGACGGAGAGCCGGAACTTTACGCATACTGCAACGCAGGCGACCTATACGACTACATCCCGGACAACACCAGCGGCAGAAACATCAACGAGACCTTCACGCTTCTGGTTATGGTCGGAGACGCCGAGAGCGTAACAGCAACCATCGGCGAGGCGTCAGTTTACGCCACAAAGGCAGACATCAACAACCACATCCGAGATGGCGAGAACCCGCACCACGTAACAAAGGAGCAGGTCGGACTCGGAGATGTTGAAAACAAGGCACCGTCCGATATGACGGTGAACTTCGAGGAAGCCAAAGAACTGACCGAAATAACGACAGGCGAAAAACTGTCCTCGCTTTTCGGAAAGCTGAAGAAGGCGGTCAACAACCTCATCCTGCACTTGAAGGCGAACAACCCGCACCAAATCACAACGACGAAAATCGGCGCAGCGACAAAGGACCACACGCACTACGTAACCGGCATTTATACCGGAGACGGAAGCGTAAAGCGCCTAATTCCGCTTGAATTTACCCCGTCCGCCGTTTTTCTTTGTAACGGCAGAGGAATGACCGGCGACGACATCGACGGCGTGTGCGGCGGTTTATGCGTCGGAAACAACGGTCTGCGAAGCAGGCAATGCACGGTAGTAAGTCACGAAACCACGTGGAGCAATAGCGACACCGCAATGCTTATCACGACAAATGGCTTCTTTGTCAACTACAACAGCAGCACCAGAGTCGCAACCAACAAAAGCGGCGAGACGTTCCGCTATATAGCATTCAAGTAAAGGAGGAAACTGAATTAGCAACCAAACGACGCCCACCGAGAAAAAGG